CTTGAATATATTGAAAAACTTGAGGGTAAATACAAAAACGGATTGGTTGCGGGTTTCGTTGAGTTATATGGAATCAGTGAAGATGAGGCCAAAGAGGACGCGGAAAAAGAATTGGAACATTTGCGAAAACAGATAAGGTGAATGAATGATGAACGCTCACATTATACAAGCCCTTTCATACAATTTAGACTTGCTTTTATGTCGATTTGTAAATGGTGATATGCCAGCAACAATGTACAACATTATGCGTGAAGATTGCGAAAGGAAGATTAAAAGAGAGTTGAACTTAACAGATAAGGGGAATTAGATGATACACCAAGTAGAATTGCACATGAGATTAAACATAGATCAAAAAGAAAAAAATGAGATAGAGGGGCTTTTAGGTGATGAGGGTTACTCTGATTATGAGTTTCAAGATGGCGACTTAGTGCTAGTAGTTGGCGGCATTACTAGTGAGCATGAAGGCGAGCAGCTTGAGGAAAATATTAAGAGTCTTATTAGTTAAAAGGCTTAACAGATAAGGTAAATGAATGATGATAGTTAAACTAAACTATATACAAATTTTTATTCTGGGTTTTTTCACGAGCGAAATATTAACGAGCGCGAATATATACGATGCTATAACGCCGGTTTGTTTTTCGGTACTGATAATTTTAATAATCGCACTTCAAAACAAAACCATGAGAGACGTGAATAATAAAACAAAGACAGAAGACCCTATAAATTACATGTGGATAAGCAACGTAGTTGACCATTATTTACCTGTATCGCTGTTTTTTGGCGGGTTTGTGGCTGGGCTTTGTGTAGGGTTGATAGTGGGTAGCACTTAACATAATCTAAAACCATGTTAAAATACTATCACCATCAACAGACTAGAGGTAGCAACTGAGCAATACTTAAAGTCTAGCGATGTAATTATTAAACGCTGGCAAAACTTCACTGGCAAAGAGGCCATGCTTGAAGCAACCGGCAAAACCTATAGAGAATTAACGGGAGCGAACGATGGCGACCAAGAAAGCGGACAAGAAAGCCAATAAAAAAACACCGGCTAAGAAATCACCCGATAAGGATAAATCTAAGGGTGGTAGACCCCCTTTTGAAGTAAATCAAAAAATTATTGATAAGGTTGAAAAGCTTGCGGCACAAGGGCTGCATCAATATCAAATTGCTGACGTGCTTGGTATTTGCTATCAAACTTTGAACGAAAAGAAAAAAGAGTTTTCTGGGTTTTCTGACGCAATACGGATTGGAAAGGCTAAAGGCGGGGCGACTGTCACGAACGCTATATTTAATAAGGCTTGCGGTGGAGATATGGTTGCCGCTAAGTATTATATGAATAACACCGACCCCGATAATTGGAAGGAAAGGAAAGACGTTGGTGGAACTATCGTCCATAAATATGAAGATATGGACGATGAGGAATTGGATGAAGAGTTGGCGAGGCTCGAAGATGAATAAGACTGATAAGCTCAAGCAAAAATGGGCGAAAAAGCGTGGCCCTAAAGATATTGGCTGTACTCGGGTATATATACCTGATTGGTATCAAGCTTGTGAGGGCTGGGTTGAAACAATCGGTGAAGCTATGTCTGATTTGCGTGTTGAGAAATACACGATGGAAGAAGCGCCTGCTGACCGTGGTGCTTGGCTGTTCTTATTCGGTAGGCATTTCCCGCCAGTCAAGAAAGGCAAGCTTCCCCCTCGTGGTGAAATAGAGTTCAGCGCAACCAATGGATACAGGGTTACATGGGTTCAGAAGATAAAAAGCAATATTTTGGTGAGGGGTTGAGATGAGCGATGATATTTTAACCATCAACGCCGATTTCGGTCCAATTAGAAGAAAGTTAGAAGCTCATATTGAAGAATTTTTTATTGATCTGGATAAATTGGTTTATGAGGATTCTAACGGTTTAGTTAACAAGCTTTCACCAATGGCATTAATCGATGTTCATGAAATGGCGTCCGAGCTTGCTGCGCAAGTTGATAGAATTGAGAAAACCTTTAATCAGTTAAAGGATTCTGAAATATTAAAATCTGATCCGTCTGGATTAAAGTAAATGGCTTTATCCCGAGAGAAGAAAATCAAACGTATTGAGTTGCTAAAAGAAAAGCAACGTAGGTCTAAGGAAATAGCCCATCTATTGCAATACGAAACCCTCTATGATTGGCAGCATAGGTTTAATGCAGCGACCGCTACGTACCGTGCTTGCCTTCTCATGGCTGCTAACCAAGTTGGTAAAACTAGGACCGGCACCACAATCGATGCTTTTCACGCGCTTGGTGATTACCCATGCGATTGGGAGGGTCATATATTTGAGAAGGCCCCCGTCATTTGGTTACTTGGTTTCTCTGGTGAAAAAACTAGGGATTTGTTGCAAACCCCTTTATTTGGTCGATTTTTTGGGGGCGAGTTCGAAGGCGGGCTAATCCCTAAGTCTAGGATTGTTGACCATAAAGCCATGACAGGAACCTCTGGTGCTATGCGTGAGATTCGCGTAAATCATTCTAGTGGAAAGATAGCGACAGTTAAGTTCTGGTCATATTCGCAAGGTCAGCACGCCCTTATGGGTGATGTGATCGATTGGTATCATATCGACGAAGAACCCAAGGATAGAAATATTATCCCCCAGGTTCAAACCAGAACCGCTAACGGTGATGGCGGCATGGGTGGTCGGGGGATTATGACCTTCACGCCTGAGAATGGGCGCACAGAGGTGGTAGTTAAGTTCATGGATGACCCAAGCGAGTACGAATATATGCAGCGAGCTACTTGGGACGATGCGCCTCACTTGACTAAAGAGACCAAAAAAGCGTTGATTGCTGTTTATCCTCATTGGCAGCGTGATATGAGGTCGAAAGGTGAGCCGCTAATGGGCGCGGGCCTTATCTTTGATATTGATGATAATACGATTAAATGTAATGCGTTCGAATGCCCCAGTCATTGGTATATAATAAACGGTATGGATTTTGGTTGGGATCATCCACAGGCCCATATACAGCTATGGTGGGATAAAGACAGCGATACTTTTGTGGTCGCTAACGCTTGGAAAAAATCAAAAGCAATACCTGCTGTTGCTTGGGCGGCTACTAAAGAATGGGCAGAAGGTGTGCCGACTGCTTGGCCACATGATGGCTTACAGACTGAAAAAGGGTCAGCTAAACAGCAAAAATCTTACTATGAGGATGCTGGCTGGGAAATGATAGAAGATCACGCCACATGGCCCGATGGCGGCAATGGTGTCGAGGCGGGTATAGTTGAAATGTATAGTCTCATGGAACTAGGCAAGTTTAGAGTTATGGACTATCTGCATGAATGGTTTGCTGAAAAGATGAACTATCACCGTGAAGAAAATGGAAAGATAGTAAAAAAAATGGACGATTTATTGTCGGCAACACGATATGCGTATATGATGCGTAGACATGCGGTCATGAAATGTGAACTTGATCGAGAAGAACAAAATTATTATGAAGATTATAATGACCCTGGCCCCGGCGGTTATTAGTGCCAACAAAAGGGTTATTATTTGTTTTAGCGTCTGTTTCGGGGTTGGTGGTATACTGGATTATCTTCAATAGAGTTGAAATAAATTTACTTTTCAAAAAACACGGCATTGAATAAATGGCTATAAAAAAACTTCTAAAGTTAATCCAAGCGGTTAATATCGCTGAAGATTTCAACAGTGAAGAAGGCGAAAACGAATTAATGATGATTGGTCAGGATGTCATTAAAAAATATGATGTTGATTGGTCATCAATGGATGATTGGAAAGAAGATATTGAAGAAGGGCGAAATCTAATCAAGCCGCCGAAAGGATCAAAAAGCCAGCCCTGGCAAGGTGCATCTAACTTTAAAACTCCTATATTGATTGAGGCCCGGCTTAAGTTTGGTGATAGGGCATCTGAAGAACTTATTGGCAATGATAATTTAGTCAAGTCCAGAATTGTTGGCAAAGATCCAGATGGTGAAAAAGCCGACCGGATGGATCGAGTCCAAACTGTCATGAACTGGCAGCTAACGGTAGAGGATGAGGACTGGTTAGACGATCATGACACTATGCTTTATGACTTATCGGATGAGGGTCATATATTTAAAAAGACTTTCTTTGATCCGTCAGTTGGTCATAATGTTTCAGAGGTCATTCAGTACCCTAATTTTGCAATCAATCAAAAGACTAAGAGCTTAGAAAAGGCTGAAGCTTTCACCCATCGAATTTTTAAAACCCCTCGACAAATACAGGAAATGATTAACGCTGGAATATGGCGGGACGTTGAAATCGAATTCGGCGCGGTTGTTAATGAAGACGATAATACCCAAGAGGACGCGGACGAATCAACAGAATTTTATGAACAGCAAACCTTCTTAGATTTGGATGAAGATGGTTATGACGAA